GACATTATTGCTAGGAAACAGGATACTGTCGAAACTGAATATGAGGAGATTTCTAATGAGAATTCTTAATATAGTATTACTAGCGCTATTGGCTACATCTTGTAGTCAAAGCAATCCGTTTGTCCGTGAACCTGTAGATCCGTTAATCATTCCTCCAAATGTTTTATGTGAACCTAATGAAAGTCTGTTGATTTGTAGAGATGAGTTGTTAACTGACTGTGAAGGCTATTTAAAAGACCGACCTATTCAAATAGAGGAGATAGAAATATGAAGAAACATATATTTAAAAGAAAAGCTAAACCAACACCTGCAAAAAAATGTGTACACTTTTTCAAATGTATGTGGGAAACTGACTGCGAAGAGCTAGCAAGAGCAGAACTTGCAGAGTTATCACCTGTAGCTTTAGAAGCAATGGGTAGAGCTAGAGGGATTGAATTGGATAGACGTAAGAAAAAGTCTACATTAATCAATGAGTTATACGAGGTAATGTGAAATTAGTAAAGAAAACTGTAGAAGAATGGCTAAATAGCATTGACTATAGCGTTGATCCAAATTATGTACCTAGTGAATTCGCCCTCGAGTTTGTTAGTTTCATAAAACTTGTAAATGGAGAACGGGGGGAAGAAAATGCTACTCCTGTTATCCATTACAAGATGTTAGACAATATAACGGGCAAAACACAAAACATTGTTAATATGTGTTCACGTGGATTAGCAAAGACTACCATTCTGTCTGAATATCTAATACTATATTTAGCAGTTTACGGATCTATACCTGGCTTTGCTAACGTAGATTATGGGTTGTACATCTCAGATTCTATAGAAAACGGTGTAAAAAAGATGCGTTACAGGTTAGAAAGACGCTGTGAACACAGTGAATTCTTAAAAACTTACCTACATTCCTTCCGATTTACAGATATTCGTTGGTATTTTAAGAATAAACAAGGAAAAGAGCTCGTTGTTACAGGTCATGGTGCTAAAACTGGTGTTCGTGGAACAGTAGAGCTAAACACGAGACCGCAATTAGCTATGTTAGATGATTTACTTTCAGATGATGACGCTCGTTCGCCCACAATTATTGAAAGTGTAGAGAATACTGTGTATTCTGCTATCGATTATGCATTACATCCTAGAAGACGTAAGGTAATTTGGTCAGGTACTCCGTTTAATGCTAAAGACCCTTTGTATAAAGCAGTTGAATCTGGTGTATGGCATGTGTCTGTATATCCAGTTTGTGAAGAATTTCCTGTAGAACGTGAACATTTTAAAGGTGCATGGGAAGATAGGTTTGACTATGACTATGTTCTGGACCAGTATACTAAATCTAAAGGTGCAGGTAAGTTAGACAGCTTTAACCAGGAACTAATGCTACGCATTATGTCTGAAGAAGAGCGTTTAATACAAGATAGCGATCTTACCTGGTACAAACATGCTAACGTAAAACAAAATATGGGAGCATTTAATTTCTATATTACAACAGATTTTGCTACGAGCTCGAGAGAAAGTGCTGACTTTAGCACTATCAATGTATGGGCTTACAATAACAACGGTGATTGGTTGTGGGTAGATGGCTTCTGTAAACGTGCATTAATGGACGAGTCAATGGATAAGTTATTTCAATTAGCTCAGAAGTATCGCCCACAAGAAGTAGGTATAGAAGTAACAGGACAGCAGGGGGGTTTTATATCTTGGATACAAAATGAGCAAATGAATAGAAATATCTACTTTACGCTAGCTACAGGTAAAGGTAAGAACTCACCAGGAATTAGACCTAACAAAGATAAAATGAGTCGATTTCAACAAATAGCCTTACCGTTGTTTAAATCAGGAAAAATTTGGTTTCCTGAAGAATTAAAAGAATCTGATGAATTAGCTGAAATGTTAATGGAAATTACACTAGCTACTTACAAAGGATTTAAGTCTAAGCATGACGATCAATTAGATAATATATCCATGCTTGGAGAATTTAATGCTTGGAAGCCTAGTGAAGTGTCTTCAGGTGAATCTGGAGATGGCTCTATGCTATGGGATGACGAAGAAGAACCAGAGTCTTACGGTAGTAGTTCTTATTTTGTTTAAAGGGTTTACATAAATATTTTATAGTGGTATGATGGGACAAAACCACTTTAGGACCTAATATGTATGTTTCCGACTATTTATCCCATATTACAAAGGGAGAAGTTAAACAACTATATTTAAGTGATATAGGAACTGGTACTCCTAATGCAACACAATCAGCAAATATTTCAACTCTTATAAGCTATTTAAATGAAGCAAACTTAGAACTCCATAAACATTTTGGATTAATCCAGAAAGAATTAGTATTAACTGACGTTACTAATAATTCATTGCACAGTGTCCCAACAGATTTTTTATATGCTATTAGTGCTGAATATGATGATGGAACTGAAGTCGCAATTAACAATGAAAGAACTAAATATGTAGATAAAGTTGATGAAAATGTTTCGTTGTTATTTCCACACCCTTTTAAAATTTTAGTCAAAGGTACAGATGTATCTTTAAAACGTGATGATATCAGTGTAGTATATGTTGCTGTTCCCCCAACTGTATCATTAACAACTGATTTCATAGATTTACCTCAAGTATATAATGATGCTATTTACAATTATGTAGCATATAAAGCACATGCATCAGTTAAAGGTGATATGAAAGAAGAAAACAATACTTACTATTTAAGATATCAAGAAAGTCTTAAGCATATCCGTATGATGGGACTACATAATTCAGATAATTTAGATAGTAATGTTAAATTAACTGACCGAGGATTTGTCTAATGTCTAATTTCCATTCATTCTCACCAAACGAATTAAATACCGCGACAGTACAGTACTACCCTACTATTGAATTAGTAGCTGGTGATAATCAACCTGTTTTAAACATTACTTTAAAAGATAGTAATACTGCATTATCAGGTCAAACGCTAGATGCAAATAATCATGCTACTTGGGCATTAATTGATCTATCAGGTGCTAGTCATGTCAAAATGAAATTTAGAAAAATTGATTCAACAACAATTATTGAAACAATCACTTGTTCAGTTGTTAGTCCTGCATCAAATGGTAACGTCACAATGACGTGGTCTAATACTACTCTAAGTGGTGCAAGTGGAATGTATGAAGGCGAAATTACAATTACTTATAATGATGGTAGGATTCAAACTGTTAGAGATTTATTAAAGTTTGACATAAGAGCAGGATTCTAATATGGCAGTTAGAGCAATTGTTAGTTTAAGTAAAACTAAAAATATTGTTTCAGCCACTAAACTAGAAGCAACATACTCGTATACAACGCCTGAGCCTGTTTTACATATAAATAGATTAGAAAGTTTAGCAGCTATAGACTATCATTCTATAAATCAATGGTTTACGGATGAGTTCCCTTTAAGCGAAGTTCTTGTTACAGCTTATAGTAAAAACGTAAGTGACTCTGTTTCTGTAGAAGAATTACCAGAATTTAATTTAGGGCTATCAAAAACTGAAACTTTAAGTTTAACTGAAAGTTTTGCTAGAGCTATTACGTTTAATAGAAATTTAACAGATGCATTTACGTTAGATGATGCAGCTAGTGTAGACAAGGATTACTATGGAGTTAAGGGTAATGTTGCATCAATGCTTGATATTATTGGATTATCTCTTGATAAGATTGCTACAGATTCATATACAGTAGGTGACATTTATAATTTAGCTGTAAATAAAGTAGTAACAGAAAATTTAAATATAATTGAAAACGCAGCAAAAGAAGTAAGTACAACTAAAACTGATGCGTTTTCAGTTAGTGAAGATGTAAATGTACACCCAAATTTAGGAAAAACAGACTCAATAAGTTTTTCAGATACACATTATGCAACACTAAGTAAAGTTGTAACTGATTCAATTACTTTACAAGAAAACTTTTCTAATGGTTTAAATGAAGTACTTGACAATTCATTTACATTTGGTGATAGTATAATATCGGAAATCAATAAAGTAATTACAGACGCATTTACTTTAGATGATAGTGCCTTAATAGATAAAGACTATTTTGGTAATAAGGGAAATATTTGTACAGTGTCGGATGTAATAGCATTAGCTGTTGCATATGCTAGAAGTTTTAGTGATTCTGTAAGTATTGGTGATTCAACAAGTGTTTCAAATATTTCAGGTAA